TGTGCCGGTAGGCGACGGGCCATGCCCAGGGCTTGTATGCCACCGAGACGTAGAAGTCTTTGCCGGCGAACCCTGCGAGGATCCCGTTTCCCATGGAGACCAGGCCGGTGAGGTTATCCGGAGGCGGGTTGTAGGTCACGTCCGCCAGCGTCTCCCCGAGCTGCGTGTCGGTCTTGCTGTCCGAGTAAGTAGTGGCGGAGATGGCGATGGAGTCCACGAACTGGTAGGACCCGACCTCGTTTCCGGTGTTGTAGCGGTAGATGTATTTGTAGAGGAGATGGCTGTTGTAACAGCGCCAGGTGACCGTGTTGTCCGTGGTGTCCCCGTCAACCGTCTGGTTCCAGGTCGGTTCGCTTGCTCCCGACGTGCCGCCCACCACGCACTTGTAGAGGTAAGTGCCGCCCTCGTCGCTCACTGCGAAAACCCAGTCGTCCGTGGTGTAGACTGTGCTCGCCTGCCACTGCATGGTGATGTCGCTCAGGTTCACGGTCTGGCCGTTCTTGGCTGCGATCGGGGAGGCCATGGCAGGGGACGGAGCGCTCTCCTCGCCCCAGGAACTCACAATGGTCCAGACATATTGGATGTCGCGGGGATCTCCGGATCCGCCGCTCCCCAGGGCTGCCGAGAGGGCTGCGTGAGGGACGGGCATCCCCATGGGAAAGAAGTTGAGGGGCATGGCGCCGGCGCCGGTAGTGGCTTCAGTCTTGTTGCTCTTTTTGGGGATCCCATGGCCGGTGTAGTAGAACTTGCCGGCCGTGTCGTTCGCAACGGGCCCCAGGACCACATCCACGTCCGCCTCCCACTCCAGCCAGTATTGGTCGTCGTAGAGGTAAACGGTCCGGATCGTGCCGGTGTTCTCAAGGGCAGAATCCTGGAGCTTGTTGTACCAGCTCTTGAGCTTCTTGCTGTGAAGGCGCACGTTTTGAGCGGTCTGCGCCATGTGGCCCTCCAGAAGCGAGGGGGCCAGCTTGGGCTGGATGCCGCTGAATCGATCAAGGACTACTTTCATACGTCAGTCACTTCCTCCTGGGTGAAGTAGATGCCGGTGACATTGAGGTCGTCCGCCTCGTTCTTCTGGCCATAGACGCGGAAGCGGGTCATGTTGTCGGGCGTGCCCCAGTTGGAGAGGTTCATCCAGTATTCGCTCACGCCGTCCGGGATGGTGACTTCCCTAACCTTGGTGCCCCCCCTGTAAACCTGGAAATAGGTGCTATGCGTCCTGGTCATGTTGAAGACCACCTTGACTCTGACCGGATGGAAGCCATTTGCCCAGGCGCCGTTGACATCCAGGTCGAGCTCCCAGTTGATAGCCCCTCCGCCTACATCCCACCAGCCGCCGGCGTTCCATGAACCGTCCGAAGGGGTCCAGTAGGACTGATTCGTGTAGTTGAGCCAGTTAAAGTCAAAGCTATAAGGTGAGCCGGTGTTGAAAAACACCCTGAATCGCCATTGAGCCGCTCGGTTGTCCCCGCCCAGCAAGTAGATCCGATCTTCCGGATCGGGCCAGATGAGAGGCCGGACCTCGTTGCACCAGTAGGTGGGCACGCCGTCGTTTTCGGGGCTCGTGTCGAGATGCGTATCGGCGGCATCGCAGTCTATGTTGAAGTTAAGGGCCGCCCCGTCCTTGTTGTAGACGCTGATCCTCGCGTCCACCGGCTGGCCGAGCTCCTGCCACCAGTAGGGTCCGCCCACTGGGTAATCGGCTCTCACGAGATTGCCAACGCTGTTGAAGTTTGTCTCCCACCACTCGTTGACCGAATCCCAGGTGATATTGGTGGGCGTCCAGTAGTGGGGATCCGAGTAGTTGACCCATATCGGCAGATACCAGATATAGCCGTCCTCATCCTGCCATTCGGTTTCGAGCTCCTGGCCGGCAATCAGCCGCCACTTGTTGGACTCGGACTGTTTCCACCACCGCGCATTGTTGGACTGATAGACCTCCTCGCCTGGATAAGCGGCGCTGAGCGCACCGTTCGGGTTGTAGGTGATGGAGCGGAAAACGCCCTTCTGCATGAAGCTATTGAGGTTGACGGCCACGAGGCGATGGGTGACCAGCGTCCCCGCGGTCCACGCTCGGGCGGTGGTCCCGTCCTGGCCGCGCTCCACGGTGAGGGTGTCGCCTGCCATGGCCGTGATCTTCACTACTTCCACGTTGCCGCTCACATCGACCAGGGTCACATAGATGTACTTTCCCGAGGTCCAGTTCTTGAGCAGCTCGTAGAGTTCTCCTGCCTGGAGCGTGATGGCGGTGGCCGTCGAGGTGACGGCCTGCGCGAGGTGGGCATAGACCAGCTCGCTGTATGCGTGCTCCACGTTCGCTGTCATGGCTTAGCTCCCGCTCCCGTTCATGAGCTTCCAGGTAGTTCCGGTGCAGTGCTTCCACCAGGTGTTGTCCGTGGTGAGAAGGACCTCCTCGCCGGTGTAAAGCGCTGAGAGGGATCCGTCGGGGCCCGTTGCCACCTCTCGAAAGACGCCTTTTTGGGCGAACTGCCCGAGGACGGTCGCGTTGAGGACCAGCTTGACGCTCGCGCCGGCGCTGAAGCTGTTGGATCCGCCCCGCACGATGCTGCTGAAGACATCACCGGCTCTCGATTGCACGAGCATCCACTCGCTGGTTGAGCCCTCCTGTACCAAAATGTAAAACCCCTGGCCCGAGGCCGGAGAAGGGAAAAGCGCCCCCTCGCCGGTCGCGACGGTCAGGGTGGCGTCGCCCCCGCCCATGGCTGAGGCGAGGGTGCTCTCGGCATTATTGGTAAAGATGTATTCAGTCATGCGCTCTCCGTTTATCAGGCTTTTTTGCGGTAAATGACCGCGAGGGTCCAGGCGTCGTCGGCCGTATTTGCAAATTCAAAATAAATGACGTCGCCCTGCTCAAAATATCTATGTTGTTCTCCGGTCATCCACAGCTCAATGTCCTGTTTCAACGAGTCCATATCTTCGGTTTTGAGAGTACAGTCATAGGTCGCGCCTTCATCAGCATCCAGCGCAACCACGAAATTTTCCGCGTTCGCCGCATCGGCGAGCACAAGCCTGGTCTCGACGAGCTGAAAGTCAAAAGTGGGGTTAATGGCTACTGCGTAGGTCTCGCTGCCCGCAAACTCTTCAACCACATAAGTTTTGTTGATCTTGATATGGTTTGCGTCGATAACGGAAAGAATGAGATGGACGCCATCGTACGCCGTTGACCCGGCGATTCTGATTTTGGTACCCGCAGTTAGCCCATGCCCGGTAATCGGGATGCTTGCGTAACCATCTCCGGCATCGGCGGCGGCCGCATTGTTCAGTGTCCCGTTGAGCTTCTTCGTACCGTTCATGTGATCTATTCGAATAACCTGGTACTTTTCGTTCCATACTTGCCATCCTTGTTCTGACATGGATTACCTCCTCGTTCGTGAAAATCTGTTTGCTTATAACCAATCCCTCATGCGGACTCTGGTCTCGCGCTTGGCGGTGCCGGTGACCTTCTTGGTGATGGCATTATCTCGGCCGTTTCGATAAGCCGCGCTGTGCTTGGCGGCCAGGACCGCATCGAACCAGGGGGCCGCCTTCTGGTCCAAGAGCTCCCCGAGGGCCCCGAGGGCGATGGTGCTGCGATGCCGGTAGAAGAGGAAGTCCTCGACGGTGGTGGCCGTGATCAGGGGCTTCACCGACACTTGCACCAGGAGCCCCGAGGTGCTCGCCGCCGTGGGGATCTTGTAGAGGTTGAGGACCTCCGGCTTACCTTCATTGACGTAGTATTCCGACGGGGTGGGGGAGGTCTGAAAGCGCCAGGCCCCGCTCTCCTCAGCGTCCTTTTCCTTCTCGGAGGTCGCATCCAGGGGCGTGAACTGGTCGTCGGCCTGGCCGTCCTGCTTGTAGAAGACCGCCTCCACGTCGTGGATCTTTCCGTGGGTGATAGCTGCGGGGAGGCTGAGGGTGTACTCGCTCTGGCTGGCCACGACGTTCATGCGATCCAGCCACTCGGTCCACAGGAGGGTGGTCTCGCAGAAGTCAATGCAGGCGTTTCTGACCGCGTTTACCATGGCCGGCCAGGGACACCCAGGGACGTAAGGGAGGACATCGGGCGCCCATTGTGTCAATTCGACTGTCATGGCTTATCTCCATAAGGGTTACTGCTCTTGAGCCACCTGAACGCCGCAGCCCTGGAGCCACAGCGCATAGTAATACTTCGACTTGGCCTCATCGCCTGGGAAGTCCGCGTCCTTGGAGTGCGCCTTGTGCATGATGAAGTTGAAGACGGCCTCGATGTAGCTATTGGTCACATCCATCAGCTCGCTCTCCCAAAGGCCGCCTGCGTCATAGCTCACCTGTCTGGGGACCTTGCTGAAGATCTCCTCGACGTAGCCGTTTCCGTCGGCGGGAGGGTAGACGTAGAACCGGCGCGGATCCGTGGTGGGCATCCAGTTCCGGATGGTGGCGCTCGTGGTTCCGGAGGCCCAGTTGGGATCATAGAGGGCAATGAGATCCGTGAT